TTCCAGTAAAATAAAATAAACCCGTGCTTAAATTATTTATGAATTGTTGAGTTCTATAATACTTTCTCCAATTAGCAGTTTTTCTACTTACACCATTTACACCCTCTATTGTACTACCCGTCCAAGCGTTTATAAAATTTTGTCCAGCTGCGGTGGAATTATTTACAGTAGTTCCAAACTCAGATACAGACACAGTACCTGTGGCTGCTGTGGAAGAATTCCAAAGAGTGACATAATTATCAATACTAAACTGATAAGTTTGGTCTTCACTTAAAACATAGACCAACATTCCAATTCTTCTTCTACCTGAAGATATATTATCAGAATATAATGTTAAAACGTCAGGAGACCAAGCAGTTCCCGTTCCTTTTGTAAATTCAATTGGAATTGTGTTACCACTATATTCTATTGAACCAGTTGTCCCTGTTGGTATGGTATAAACCAAGTCGTTAAGTGAACCTACTTCCATAAATCCACCAATATTATATACACTAAAGGTATTACCAAAAGTATTTGTATTACTAATAGAAGTTGTTCCTTCTATTAATAACGGGGATGATGGATTTTTATAAGGAATTGCCATTTTATATAATTATGTACCTATTACACTTCCTTTAAAGTATAAATCAATATTATTATTTAATTCGAAATTTTGAGAAGGGTATGATGTGTAAACTCTAAACGTTGTATGTCCAATAGTTACTCCAGAATAAAAAACTGTATTTTGATATATTGTCGAATTCATTTTTACCGATGTCATAATATTTGGATTACCCATACCTAAATTAATCTCAAGCTGATACTGATAATTAGTAAACCATGTCGGCACTATCCATGTATACCAAGCCTTATCTTCTATAGTATTTTGAGTAACTTTAGCGGTTAAAAATTCATAATACCTAATCAAATTACCATATTGGTCTAGTCCATATGAAATTCCGTTTATTGGGGTTTGGTTAACTGTTAGCCCCGTTGTAGAATTTAGATTAAATGTTATAGATGTCTTTATTGGTCTTGGAAATTCTCCCGAACTCCATCCACTAAAATTTATATAGGATACCATATCACTTATAAATGTTCCCGATACTGAACTTGGTTGCGTCCCATTTGTAAACCCTAAGAATGTCGAACCCTGATTATACATGTACTGTCCAATAGATGAAGCTCCGCTATAAGGTTCAATAAATAAATAAGCAAAGGCTTGTTCGGGAGTTGAAGATGGAGTAACTGAAATTGTTGGTGTTGGTGTTGAAGTATTAGTAGAGGTTATACTTGGCGTAATTGAAATAGTTGGTGTTATTGTTGGGGTGACTGATAATGTCGGTGTTACTGAAGGAGTAATTGAAATAGTTGGGGTTATTGTTGGGGTTATAGATGGTGTAGGGGTATTTGTTGGGGTTGGTGTTTGAGTAACAGGTGTTGGGGTAACCGTTGGTGTTGGGGTTTGTGTAATAGGTGTCGATGTTGGTGTTTCACTTGGTTCAGGTGACACACACATATAATTCATTGTAAACTCGCATTGTGTTGAGTCAACAATTTTTATTAAAATTTCTGGAGCGTTGTCAAAATAAGAAGGAACCGAAAAGGTATAATTTGGGGGTACTGTTGTTAAAATTACAGTAACAAATTGACAATAATACTGATTAATATCACATACGTATATCTGATAGGGTGGAGTACCATTAATATTTGTAAGTGTAATTTGTTGTGACATTATAATTGATATTTTCCTTTTAATGAATTATAAACAGTATTTACCTCATTCAGGGATAATGCTCTATTATAAATATACAAAAGGAAAAGTGACCCATTAAATGCTCCGAAACCATTGAGTTGTTGTCCATAACGCCCAATTACTGAACCTGTTTGATAAGTATCACTCACAGTTGTAGTGTTAAGTTGACCATTAATATTTGTAATCAATTGGTTTGAACTTCTTGAGAATACTCCCAAAACAATATTATTAACCACTTGTACTGAAACAGAGTTACCCGAAGACGGGCTTCCGTAGTTGATATTATAAACTCCGTCAAAAGATGTACCGCTCGCACCTAAACTATTTTCATAAATCCCCCAACCTGTTGTGATATTATCATTTGAACCTAATAGTAATTGTGAAATTCCTCCTCCTGTATTACTGTAGTATTCTTTTCTAAAAGCCATGATGACTGTATAGTTTTGAGACGCTCCAAATGTTTCTAAATTTAGTGTTGCAGAAGTTGGTAATTGTAAATACCCGTCTGTTGACGTGCTGTCATTTAGTGTTAATCCTCCTCCATAGTCGTATGTATAGACATAACTTCCTCCATTTAATGTACAGTTGTTTCCATTACCACTTAAATCAAACCATGTTGAGCCATTGCCAGGGTAGGACTCTATGTTATCACCTTCTAATCTTAAAACCAAACAATTACAAATAACACCGTCGGTTGATAAACAATCGATATCATATTGGATTTGTATGTCAACAGATAGGTCTTCATCCCTATAAACCTCAACGTTATTTACTGTTTCAGAAGTAATATCGATTGTATTAGTTGTTTCATCTATAACACAATCAGTTATATACGGTAATGAAAGAATTGTATTTGTTAAAAAATCAAAATATTGTTCCGTAGTTGGTACATCACTTAGTGATGTTGAATAATGAAATGGATATAGGTATTCAGTACCTGCCAAAGTTATTTTAACAAATATGAAAGCATTTCTAAAAATACAAGAATCGGAATTAGCAACTAAAGATGTATAACCACTTAAAAGAATACTACCTAAACTAAAATATTCTGAACTCACAAATGTTGTTCCACTATCCGTTACAGATGAACTACCTGTCAATGTAATCAAAGGATTACACGTAACATTTGTAGACGCTAAAAACACACACCCACTATTTCCTGATACAGTTGCAGTGTATGTTCCAGCAGTAAGACCTGTTATTACTAAACCTGTCTGACCATTAGCATTTGCCGACCAAAAGTAACTATATGGTGCATCCGTACCATTAATTAATAAACTTACAGTACCACCACTTCCATTTAGACAGCTTGTTGGGAATAAAGTTATATTGGGAGCATTTGTTGATTGTATTGTAACATCAAAACTCTGAGTACAATTTTGATTTGTCTTTGTAATTGATACACTATAATTACCTGGTTTTAACCTATTAAAACTGTAACTTGTACTTGTAGTCAAAGGTGAACTTTGTCCGTTTGATAGAAAATATTGGTATGTGTCACCTGTAGTTGTTGATGATAGAATGTCAATAGCAATAATTCCATTATTGTATCCACAGGTCGTTGCAGTATAGGTTATTGATGGATTAAATGAAGGTTCATTAGTTATCACAACTTCCTGAGTAAATCCGCAGTAATTTGAACCATCAGAAACTGATAGTGTCCATGTATCTGAACTTAAATTTCTAAAAGTATTGGATGTGATGTTTGATAATATATCAAAAACAGTATTACCATCTGATGACTCACAAATGTATCTATAAGGTTTTCTTCCACCTTGTACTAATGTTGTTATTGTTCCATCATTATGGGAACAAAGTGAATTTGTTGAGGTAAATTTAGTTACGGTGAATGCATTTGGAACCGATAGAGTAAATCCAATTGATGATGTACATAAACTCACGTCTGTGACCCCAACGGTATAATTACCTGCCGGTAAGTTTTCAAATAACACATTACTTGAATATGATATTATTTGTTCACCTGTACTCAATGTGTACATATAAGGTGGAGTTCCTCCTGAAAAATAACACAAAGCACTACCATCACTTTGACCACAAGTAGGTTGTGTCAAAACACTTGTAATACTTGTTATTTGAGTCCCTTGTCCTACAACTGCGGTTTTTGTTTTTGAACATCCTTGTGAATCGGAAACAAATACAGTATAACTACCCTGTGATAGTCCTGTAATTGTTGATGCCGAAGTTATTCCCGTCAAACCGTTTCCATTCCAACTATAGATGTACGGTGGAGTACCTGTTAGTCCTGTTATAACAACTCTGCCAAGTTGAGCGGGGGTACACGTTGGGTTATTAACAATGTAAAAACCGTAATCAAAATCCTGAGTGTTGTTAAGAATTACGGTTTGTGTTTTGGAAGCACATGAACCTAGTGGAGTTACTTCACAATAATAAACACCTGATGGGAAATTAACAAACGTAAATGGGTTTTCAGAAAAAGTATATCCACTATAAAATTCACCATTCCTATAAAAATTATAGGTGTAACTATCAGATATTTCAGTGCTTTGGACGGATATTACTCCATTATTACCACCACAAAACGGATTCACTATGGACAAAATAGATGACGTACTAGATGAAAATATATTAAATGAAATCTGTTGTGATTGTGGTGTTGCTGATGAATCAACAACGTTAATACTGTATGTACCAGCACTAAGACCTCCGTATGAATACGGACTTGTTTGACCTGTCTGAGTTAATGAGCCAAATGATACCGGCTCAAACCAAGTCATTGTGTATGGTGGACTCCCGCCTAAAACTAAATTAAGTTCACCACTGTTTGTGTTTGAACAGTCTCCCGTTAATGATATTGTATATAATATTGCCATTTTTAATTCTGTATGGTTAAATTAACTATCCAAGTCACACTACTTATCGTCTTACTGATGTGTTGGAAACTAATTAATGGGTTGTCTAAAGTATAAGAGAGTCCTTCTTGATTTGTTAAACTCTGAAAAAGTTGGACATATCCCGCAACACTAGCGAAACTAACTACGTCATCAACATTACTAATAGTATAGTCATTTGTTACCGTTGCTTGTGGTAATGTGAATGTAGTACCATCACTATAATTAAATCGTAACTGTCTAACTGTACTTGTTATCAAAGGATTTGCTCCTTGTGGTGACGCTTGGTTATAAGATTCAATTATTGAGTTTCGGAATAGAATTGCCAAATTAAACGAACTTGATGTTGATTCTGATGGTTGTTGTACAGGTGCAACAACTTGTGGTGATGTTGTTGTTTGATTACTTATACTACAACCTCTTTGTCTTCTATACACAAATTTCTGTCTGTGGAAAATTGAATTTTCAAATTTAGTACCAGTGTTCCAAATTGTCGTAGCCGGTATAAATTGTTCCACAAGTCTTATCCAATAATCACCAACTTCATTAATATAGTTTATCATATTTTGGTAAGTGAAATTATTATTTTCAATACCAACATCTTCTTTCATTGTAAGATATTTGTAAAAAATTGACTGTAAGGTTGGGTACCCTCCCGTCTTTCCATCTGAACCATATTGTCTATTCCTTGTATTGATAGTATTTAACCAAAACGTTTCATAGAACTGTTGAAAGGTTTCCACTTGTGGTTTTGGGTCAATGTATGTCCAATCATTACTTCCAGGTTGTGGATATGGTGATGATAATCCTGTGTAAGGTATTGGATAATCTTTGGTATTTGATAGGTACCATACATCATAAACCAAGGCTTGTGCCGGATTCATAAATAATTCAACATTCTTAACATTCAAAACTAACCTGTCATCCGCAACATTATATAAAGTATCAAATCCTCCACCCAATGAAGTTCGATAATCTGAGTCTCCTTGAGCCCAAGCTTTTTTGTTGTCTACCTCTTTTGTTAATGAAAAACCAAAACCTAAATATGGAAAATTTTGAAATCTATCTAAATATTTCATTCCATAAGTGAAAGGTTCAAGTTGTGTTTGTACGTTAAAATTTTGTCCGGTAAATACACTTGTAGTCCTATTAATTATTTCAGGACTTCTGTGTTGCGGAGTGGCTTCAAACCATCCTTCCCCTTTTTGGAAGAAAAAGTTATTGTTATTTATTGGAGGTTTTGGATATCCGTTTGAATCAACAGGATAATCATCAATTGTTACATCGACATCAAAATATGATGTTGTTGAAGTAAAAGCAGTATATCTAAACCCATAGAATGGATACGTGTTTGTTGGGTCGTAAATTGGTGTTGTTGGTTGGTAAGTTCCTCCTGATATTGTATTATATAGTTCGTTGAATCTACCTAAATTTATATTGCTGTCCGCCAAATAGACATTTTCATTAAACTCAACTAAAGCTTCGGGCGCCCCAATATTTTTAAGTAAGAAATCAATCGCTTTTCGAGTACCTTTGGATTTATATAGGTAAGCAGAATTAATTATTAAATTTCTAAAATATTGGTCATTTAATTGTGATACTGTAATTCCATCACTATAACCAGGAAAGTCGTTTTCAGTAGTACCATATAATGAATCAAAGAATCCTTGTGTTGTTAGTGGTGAAACTGAACTGCCCCAACCTAATGTTTGTGCAAAATTATTTAATAACCCCGATGGGATGTCATTACCCACATTGTAGTTTACTGAAGTAACGTGTGATATGGCGTCAATATATTTTTTTGTTTCATCATAACTTCTTCCGTAAATTTTCAATACTTTATCCATCTTATTATCTTCAGTATCAAATTCTTGGAAAGCAGAGGTTATATAAAATCTAGAAATTAAATTAGTTTGGAAATCGTCAAAATTTTCAGCTATTTTATTAAGCTGTACTAAATAGTCATTAAAAGCCGGCGTGGATATATCCAAATTCCACACTCCAATTAAAGGCCATGTTGCAGTCTCATTAGTTGTAACAATATTACCATCTTCAGCTTCAATAGGTACTTTAAAAACAGATGTGTATTTTGGGACTATGTATCTATTTAACAATAACTCTTCTACCTCATCAAAGTTCAAATTATAAACTTCGTTTACTATTGTATTATTTGGTCTGATAACTAAGTAATCACTACTAGTTGAGTTACCTGAGAATGGGTTACCTTTACAACCTAAAGTTAATGTACCTGAACTAATACTAAGTGGTGGATTTATACTAATAATTTGATAAAATTCTCCGTTTAAATTTAGTACGTAGTCAACATAAGTTTTTGGTAAATTTCTAAATTCTGAAATTTCATAATCTAATGAAGATATGTTTTGAGTCGCATAGTAACTAAAATCAATAGAAAAAGGATTTCTTAACTTAGTGACATCCATAGTAAAAGTTGTGGTAGTGGTCGCACTATTATAAACTATATTATAAGCAGTATTACCTGTTGTTAAATTAGACCCGTATTTGGATACTTCGATTGCTGCAGGAAAGAAATTAATTATTTTAGTTATCGCCGCTTCAAATCTTTTGGTAAGTGGACCGTAATTAACAAAATTTGTAATTACTGTTTGGTCAAAATTTGGGTAGACTCTAAAATTACTTTCATAAATTTTAGAAGCTTCATCCATAGTTTTAATACCCAAACTATCTAAAGAAATTGGTTGTGAAAAAACCGCACTGTCAAATGACCTAACACTTCTTTCAGTGCTACCAACAGTAAAAGCAAAATTACCTTGTGTTAGACCTCCACCTTGTACAAGTTGGAATCCAACCAAGTTGTCAGAAAAAGTTCCCTTTCCTGATGGTGTTTGTGGTGGACATGTATATTTTATAACGGACATTAACTACTTATCTGTTGGAAATTTTTAGTGAAATCAATATTATTACCTCTGTCTCTTCGAACTTCATATAACAATTCGTTGAATTGGTTTCTAATTTCATAAAGATTGTATTGTCTGTAAATGTTGTTTTCGGTATCGTAAATTGTATATATTCCGTCCTCGATTGATTTTGTTTGATTACCGTATAACGCAATTGCTAAGGTATTGGCATCATGTTCAACCATTTCAACCTCAACCATTGTTGGGTTAAAAAATGTGTGAGTGATTATTATTTCTTGTCCTTCAACTCCTATGTATGGGGTCGCACTTGGGTTGTTTGTACCTGAAGCCGATGGAGTTAAAGTTAAAAATAACAAGTTACTACTTGTATCTACGTATGAATACCTAATTGTCTGTCCAACACTGTTAGTTACATTAGAATAAACAGGTGTACAATAAAATGCTGAAGTAATAATTCTAAAAAAATTTGGTACTTTTTGTTGACCACTTAGGTATTCAACTCTATACCCAACTAAACCCTGTGGTATGAATTTATAAAGATATTCACTTGGCACATTATCCAAATCAATAATAATACCTTTAACATTTGGTAACGCCGCCAATACTCCACAAGCCGCAATTGATGTTCTTATTTGTGGAGGTCTTAACATTAGTGTGTATATACCTAATCTATTAAAAGTGTCGGTTGGTAGATTTAAATTATAAAGTCCACCTAAAACCTCACTTGTATAACCACCAGTTGCTGAATTATTAAAATATGGAGTAATTAAGGAACTCTCCAACTTTGTTAATTCAAAGTTTTGAGTATCGTCCCTTGAAGGGGTGTAATGCAAAATTATTTCTATATCTGTGTTAGAGCAATCTGCAAGTCTTACTGTTCCATAATTACCTAAAGCCATTATTCTTTTATTTTATAAATAGTTAATTTATTGTTTTAACTTCCCAAATTTACCACATTGAAAAACCCATATCCGTATCTTACAATGTCTCCAACGCTATCAACTTCTCCAATTCTTAAAAATCTTTCCATACCTGAATTTTTACCTCTCTCAATTATTCCTGTCAGTTGTATTTCGGGAATTTCTATAACATTCATTAAAACTTCATCTTTAGTGACTCCACTAAAAACAACATCACTGATTGTTAATCCGCTTGAAATTGCAAAAAACATAGTTGTACCATTTATATAATCAACGTAATTTACATTGTTAATAGTGTAAGCCGTGAATTGAGTACCTATATTAGTTGTGACACCAGTCACACCATTTAATATATTAATAACTTGTCCAACCTGTGGATATTTTTGAGCCCCGTATTGTAAAAACTCATCATACAATGATTCAGTAAATCCACTTATAGTATATGGTACGTTTGTGGTTGGTAAATAATTGTATGAATCGCCTGTAAAAAACGTATCAATAAATTCAGGGGTATTAACCCATGAATTATTAAAGTTTGTAAAATAAACCTTCCCTAATGGATTATCTATCGTTATACCTGTAAAAGGAACTTGTATGTTTTTTTGAACAATGAATGTTCCAATACTATTTGTACCAGTCAAACTTATAGTACGTCCTGTAGTTATTTGGGGGTAGGTGTGTTGTATACTTTGCGGACTAACCACAGTAACATTTTCTATTTGACTCCCGTCACCCCAATCTACAGTATAAAAAGTATTATCAAAATACTTTATGTTATTGTCAGTAGTTAAAAAGAAATAATAAACATATGGTTGAGCACTGCTAGCACTATAAACAAAATTTATTTGTTGTCCATATTGTGAAATGTTACCATCAAAAACAGAATAATATCCGATATCATTAAACTCTTGTTTTAATACTATTGGTATTGTCAATCCTGTTAATAAGGATGTTCCGTTTGTGCCTCCTGATAATATTTCAGTCATACCTGAATAATATCCAAAATTGAATCCATCGTAAGACTCAGGTCGAACATCAAATTTTAAAACCTCAGGTGATATTTTAATTTTATAAGTATCCATTATTAAATTGCTTTATTTTTATATTCGTACCAATTTAATGACTGTATAATTTGTCCCGAACTATTCACAAAATGATATAACCTATTTAGATAATCTAACTTCAATTCATAATAAAATAAATTGTTTGGTAAATTATTAGGGTTGGCATAATCTGTTTGTGGTTGTGTTGTGAAAACTGAGAATTGACCATCTAACCCGCTGAAAAATTTTGCTTTCATATAAAAAGTATCCAACTGTGTAACTTGGAAGTTTTGAAAAAAATAAATGTAGTAGCTTTCTTTTTCGCCTACGTGGTCTAATATGAAATAAGGTTTTTTTATAATATATTCAACACCATTATATGTTTTAGTCTCAGTCTGTTTAGTTTGTCTTGGGGCTAAAATTATAGTGAAAAATATTCTTTGGTTTGTAGGGTCTGATGAATCATAAAAATCCATTTTAAAAAAGGATTTTCGTATTGGTGCAGTGTTATAAAAAATTTGATAAGCATTAAATCTGTTAGATACCACATAAGAATTTTCGTACTCTGTACCGTTTCTAAAATTAAAACTATATGTAAGTGAAGTTTGTTGTAAACTATTTGGTCTACATGAATATCTTGAAAGTTCATAGTCTGGTGGTAATCCAACAGTGTTGTCAATGACCGTTTCTTGGTACCCATCGATTGTGTCTCCTCTTCCAAATAAATCAAGATTCATGGACATTGGTATTTGTAACTGTTTTTCAGTTTCAGATAATAATATTTTATATTTATTCACAAGCATCTTCTATTGGGTCTTGTATTGAGCCTGATAATGGTCCACTATTTGTACCTTCAGGGATTATTCTAAAAATAAAGTTTTCGTATGGGTAATGTTTACCATTCATAAATGGGTAGTCGACTCCAATTCCATCAGAGTCAATAAAACCAAATTCATATAAGTCTCTCCAAATAAATGAATTGTTTGTTTCTGAGTAATATGCATAATCAGGAACATTTGCAATTTCACCCAAATTACCATCTTCTATATAGTCCGAAAAAACTCTCAAAGTAAATTTATTGTGAGGTTTATAGTAATATCCTTTATTTATACCTATACTAAAATTTTCTTGATTAAATTCAAACTTATGGTAATACTCTGAAATTACTTTTTCTGTTTGTTCAAAATCATTCCATTCACAGAAATCCCCATAAATTATATCCCCTTTATTTAATGGTAAGTTATGTCTAAAATTTGAACTTCCTCTATTATAGTATGAAGTTGGTATGGTCGTTAAAGATTGAGGATTTGTCCACCATGATGATGAAGTCTCGGTAATGTTCATTTCCCATCCTTGTCTAAGTGCCGGTGAAGTTAAACTACCTCCATTAGGTACTGGATTAAACCAACCAAAATATCCTCTATTTTGTACAGAAAAAAATATTTCAGTGACCGGTCTTTTTTGATTATCTTTTAAATTTAAAAGGGTTATTGGTTTACTAGTCGAAACATTGTAAGACCTTGACCCCTCTTTGGTTGCAATTCTTGCCGTAAAATTAGGTGTTAAAGACACACCAAAATATTTTTTTACGTCTCTAAATGAATTAAGTTCAAATCCAGAATTTGTAATATTTATTTCATTATAAGTTGATAATACTTTATGTAATCTTATATAATATTTTGATTTTGACTCATCTGGTAAGTCAGGATAAATTACTCTTTTCAATGTTGATACTTTACCTTCCCAAAAATTTTCTTGTCCATTAGTAATATAGTTTATATCCAAAATGTTAATTACATATTCTTCTGAACCAAAAGTACCATCACCCAATAAATCAACTTGAAATATATTTGTTCCATTGTAAGTAAAATTAAGTTCGACATATTCTAAAACATTTAACCCGTGTTTTACATTTGATTTTAATTGCCAATAATTGGAACCTTCAATTTGTACATAATACATAGTATAGGGTATTCCATCACCAGACTGAAAAGATAAAGTTTGTTGGTTATCATTTGCATATAGCATACTAACATCGTTTTTACCTGAAAAAACATATGTGGTATATATAAACCAATTATAGTACTGTGATTGTAAATTTTGAAAATTAACATGCGGGTTATCCCCTGTTGTATATCCAGTAATAGAATTGTCAGTCCTTATAAATGAAAATTCTTCATATGTTGGGAAACCTGCCCAGGGTATGTTTAATAGGTCTCCATCAGTAGTATAAGACGCCGCTTTATAAAATTCAGGATTTACATAAAACAAATTATTATTAAACGGAGCGTAAGGGTTACCTTGTGGCTGGGATAGCCCTGAATAAGAATTTTCAAAAATAAATGAGAATTTTGCAGTAGGAAGATAAAATGGACTCCTTTGTCTTTCTTTATAATAAAGTTCGGCCAAATCAATTATAATAGTTCGATTAAACTCATCTATTTCTTTTTGAGTATTAATCAAAGGTACTGAAATATTTATACCAACATCGTCCGCACCTTTGTACCTTAAATCACCTTTTATAAATTGTATTTTACCAATATCACTCATATATTAAATTTGTGTCAACATACTTTTGTCTAAATTTATCCATTGCCGATGAACCCGCAATAAGTCCAAAATAGAAATAATACGGAGTACCCTGAGTGAATCTTTGGTCATTGTTTTGATTTGGTTCACTAACCGCAGTTGGGTTGCCTTCAGCGTCATAATTAATTAGGTAACCTTTAACATAAAGTTGACCTAAACTTGTGTTTCCTATAAAATAATCTGAAATTAAATTCAATCTATCTAAAGATTGGTATCTTGAAGTGAAAAACCCTAATTGGGTTTGCTCAGTGTCTTGATAAAAATCAGTCCAAAAATTATTGTTTTGATTTCCAAAAATTACAGAAGTATTTTGATTCCCATCGGGAATTGTACTTGAAACTTTACTTGTCCACTGATAAAATGGAACTATCTGTGAATTGTCAGTCAATTGAGTAATATCTGTTGGGGCAATTGGAAATGAAGCATTTGTATTATAAACAATTTGTCTTGGAGAAATTAAGTCTCTAAGGTTATTGTTTGACTCAAAATATAATCCAAAATTAGGAAACCCTGTCCCCCCTAAATTATCATTTCCCAAATAAACTGAAGGTACTGTTGAGTAGGCGTCGCTTGTGTATGGTTTAATTCCAAATTCAGAATTTATAGATATCATTTGGGAGTAATCACCATCCACAAGGTCAGGTGTAATATTAAAGAAAGTATTTGGGTTATAGTCCCATCTTTTATTATTAAAGAATGCTTGGACAGATGGGTCTGAACTTCCTTCATCGGGACTTTCAGTTACAGGTATTAAAAGACTGTTGAATTTTTGATTTACAAATCTTGATAAGATAAAAATATTTAAAATATCTGAAATGTCGTTAAATGTTGTGTTTGGTAACTTGTCTATAATATACCCATCAAAATCATCATTATAGGATATTTCTTGTAGATACCCATTTTTTGGTCCTAAATCCATAATTGTGGTAGGATACATAAGTTGTCGAATATTCCCCTTTTGGTTCCCAACATTTGAGTTTTTGGGTTGTCCAATAAAATAACCATTTGTTAAATTAGTATACTCATCGACCGCAAAAGGACTTGACCTATAATAGAAAGTATTTTGAGTATCATGGAAATAAATAAGACTTTTACAATAATTTCTTACAGGTTTATTTTCTTGATTAAAATTTGTAATATTTTCAAATGGAAATGCGTATAACGTACCATTAATCCAATTATTACTGAAACTATGTGAAAACACATTAAAACAAGCCGCAGTGTTAACCTTAACTCTTTGTATCCATTCAACAACAAATTGATAGTCTCTATATATTGATAATAAAGGTCTGGAAACTAAATTATAACAACCGGCACCTTTGATAAAAATAGTTTTTGTTTTATTCGAAATTACCATTTTATCACACTCAGTACCACTCTTTAAAAATGGAACTCCATTATCGGCACCATAACATCTAAGAGGTACCGCTTTAGCACAATCACTTAATGATTCAATGACATCCGGATTTATTGTTGGGGGTAACACATCAAGGTCAACCTCAACTGATTGTTGTTCTAATGGTGTAAAATCTTGAACGACCTCTAACGTACCTCCTACTTCTTGGAATTTATATAATGCAAAAGATGGATTCATGTGCATTTGTGGATAAATTTTAAATGGTCCGTGCGTTTCTTCAGGATTTGCAATATAACCGCTATCAGAAATTGGTAACCTATCACTTCTCATGACAATTCTAGGTTTGGAGGGAGCAAATGCCCCATTAACAAAATCAACTTCATTGGACAATGTCATAATCATTGCATTGTCAACGTAACTATTCATGTATGATGGCGAATAAGTTCTAGCAACCAAACCATATGGTCCAGCAGGGTTTGGAGACCATGATTTTTGCCGTTGGTTATCTTCCCCACATTCTATTAATTCAGTATTATTAAACTCAGGGGTATAAGCACCATACAAAGTCCAATTAATATAAGAAAAAGACCCCCCTTCAACATATTGATAAGGTAGATAACCCATATATTTAATCCTACTTGGATTATCATTAACATTCTGATTAGTTATGCGGTATCTTCTATAATATTGTCCTGAAGCTCGATATAATCCCCTACATTTTGAACACCATGGAGCAATGTCATCTAAAGTATGGAAAAAAGTTAAGAAATTATTGTTGACAGATATGCTATTTCGTATTCCCTTAAAATCATCGGGTTGTAACCCGAAAGTAGGCCCATTTGTATTATTAATTTCAAAAGACCCTCCAGTCCATTTTCCAGCAGCTGAATAATATTTCCACGAGTAAGAATTAAAATCTTGATATTGAGTAGTGTCTGGTTTGAACATATCCGTACCATAGAAAAGATAATAACCCTCACTTCTGTTATCTCTTCTATAGTTATATAAATTTCTATTTTCCCAAATACTATCATTTACATATAACCTTAAATTATTTTGTTGGTCATCTCTATTTCTTATAGGAACATTTACTCTAAGAAAAATTTCTTTTACAAGCCCTTCTTGATTGTAATCAGCATATCCATAAATTCTACTTAAATCAATTCTAGTTTTAATCTTTGGCGAGTGTGGGTCGACTCCTCTTTGTAAAATAACAACTCTTTGCGTTGAACCACTAATAAAAGAATCTAACCCATATACTGTACTTATACCCGCAAATGTTTCCTCATCATAAGTTGTTGCATTTGTAAGAATTGAACCTTGCCAATTAATTGGGGCATCTGTTATCATTCCAGGACCACAAGCACAAAGGTCATTACCCTGGTAATTACTAACGTCTTGAGAACATCCATCACCAAAAGGATATATACCGTACTTTTTAATAAAATAAATTGGGTCTAAGTTTACTACATTAAATGAATTTATTTGTGGTGATGATGGATTTTTAGTTCTAAATTCTTGTACTGACACATTTTCTAAAACTTGAAAATATTCTAAATCAGTTGGGTATCTATACGTACTATTTTCGAAATCTGTAATTTCAGAGGAGCCTGGTGATATTGTATACTCAATATTAAAATTTTGGGTATAACTAAATCGACTAGCGTATGTTACGGTAAATGTTCCCGATGAAAATGTTATCCCAGAAACTACGTCAATATTAGGGTCTTCACTGTTTTTGGGATTTGTAAAAGTTAATAACGTTCCTTCAGGATATACAGCTTCCGCACTTTCTTCCATCAATAAAATCATCACGTTATCGTAATGTTGTGCTTGATTTTCTCCAGGAGCATAAGTCACTTTTATTTGGTTCGGAGCTTTTCCTTGTGTTCCTCCGGGTACATACCCATTAACAAAAGGATATCCATTAGTTGCTAAAGTACTAATATCATAATACCTATCTTTTAAACTAAATTGATTTAATTTTTCACCCCACGACACTTGTGGACTAAAATAAAGTTGCCAAGAATCAAGACCTTGTGGAGGCGGATTTTGTACATCTAATGAACCCACTTGAAGATATGGGGTTCCAAAACTATTTGCTCCTTGTTGTCCAGTCACAATAGTTGCAATGTCTGTACCTAAATTATATTGTGTCTGTACGTTAACGTTTGATAATCTTGAGGTATTGGAACCGATAACATTAACAATACTTAGCTGTGACGCAACTGAATTATCATTTACGTCGGTTTCAATGAACTTACAATTACATCTTGTACATCCATCTTCATTATATAATATTAAGGGTAAACCTAAATTTCTAAAAGGATTTTGTTTAAATATTACTAAATCTATGTTCGGTTCGTCAGGACAATTAATACTACCACCAACCAAATTAGCAATCGCGTTAATTGCTTTACATATTTTAACAACAACCCATATAATACCTTGGACTATAATAATTATCAGGGCGATAATTGGCCAAATTAAAGCTAAAATATGAGTTGCAATTAAAACAAAAATTGATAAATATTTTAAATAAGTTAGTAAAAAATTTACAAACACAAACAAAAAGTCCGTTCGATAATACACATCATTTGTTGGAAATTTATTGTAGTTACCTTCACATGTATCGTCTTGGATGTTTTTAATTTGGACTGTGTTTCTTATGAATTTTTTGGTAGCGTATCTATCAATGAATTGTGATACAGTATATACTTTATTATAATTAAATTCATAAAAAGTATCCTCACAATTTATTGCTTCGGTAGGATTTGCGTAATCTTCCCAATTTAAACTAAAAGCATAAGATTGTTCAACTTGATATCTTTTTACAGGAATAATTTCTATATTTATTTTAGCAATTAATCCGTCTTCTTTTTTGACTATGTTTACTGTTAATACATCAGTTTCTGAAAATTGAAACATTGGTATTACGTCCCGATATTCAGGTTTTTCAACACCATTAAGAAAAACTTCAAAACTTTCAACATTTTCAAATGTTGTTATTCTTAGAGCATCTGTTGGGAATGAGCTAAATAAAATTCCTCTTGTTGTTTCGTCACTGTCGTAATTTATTGAGCCAGAATTTATGGTATATGTTATTGGGTCAACTTCCATATTTTCAGTGTCCCATCCATACTCTTTAATATTTGGTAAAAGGTAATAAGCTCTTTTTGTCTCTCCGTTTACTCTACTTGGCTGGTCCCACTTTACTTTAAATCTATATTTTGCAGTTGTTGGTACCCCAATTGTAGGGTCATTTGAAATAACTAAGTCACCATTTTCATCGTTATACACGTAATTAAGGTTCATTGGTAGTTCAACCACCCAATTACCATTATCATCAATCACTTTACCGTTACCTTCTATTTTATATTCTTCTAATACCGGTAGTCCATTCTCATCAACAAATATTGTTTGTCTAATCGCGTCAATTTGACCGGGTCCGGTAGTAAGTTCACAATTATATCCGGCCTTTGTTTTTGATTTACAATTACCCCAGTCGTCCGCATTTCTTTTTTTTCTAATTTTATTTTTATCACTATCAGAAACTAATGACCCCATGAATATTGCGGTAGGTTCCAATTTTAAATTAGCTTCTTTAGTTAAATCAAAATCAATTCTACCTATGTTAAAATCACAAACTTCTTTTTGCCCAAAAAATGGCGCAACGTTTATTGTTTTATTTATTGTAATAATTTGAGGTAACTCATTCAAGTTTGTTGAAAATCTAAATCTACTTCCGTCGACTTGGTCTTGGGTTGCAACTCCAAGTCTAATTAAATCCTGTGGAGTTAATGAAAATTGTCCAATGTCAGATACATCAACCTGCATTACAATAGTTTGCTGTCCAAGTGGTGCTCCAAATATCATAAAGTCACCCGAATCATTTGTCTTTACAGTGTACTTATAATATTTGTCATAAATTTCTACAACACTTTTATCAATTAAAGCGTCGATTCTATCAGGAAAAGTTCCGACTGGCGTATGGTTAGAGTATGAAGGACTATATGGTAGAATATTGAAACGATACCCATCTTCATTAATTGTGTCTATCCTCTGATATGGGTAAAGTGTACTGATGACAGGATTATTTTCGTCTTCAGGTTGTAGTGGGATAAATATTGTAACTTTAGCATTAGGAATACCAAACCCACTGTTAGCAAAAACTCTTCCACAAACTACTCCAAATTTTGAACAATCCCTTGTATAAATGTCCGATTGGAACATTTGAAAAGATAGGATTTCCAACATTTCATAATTTTGGTCTAACTTTACTTGTAGATTATTTTCGGAACCTAAAACGGTTCTGATTCTATAAGAATTTTGACTATCACTGACTATTGGCATAACATTTTTTTATAAATAGTTTAGGTACTATTTTTAAAAAATAAATGACAATACTATATTAGGAAATATTTGTTGTGGTTAAGATAGCGACCTGCACAGTAATATCCGTTTGTGGTTTTCTTACCTGATAAATTTGAGTGGGTAACGCATAAATTGTCTCATCAATTAAACCAATTTCTTTAGTACTTTCATTGATGTACGGTTGAGATGTCTCATCTGAAGAATACTCACCTCCCACTTTTCCAAAAAATTTAATTTCTGTTAGACTTAATACCCCTTCTATGTTTTGAATTTCACTTTTTATTTTTGAAACATTAACATTTTGACCAAGTAATTGTGACTTCGGGTCTAATGAAGCCGCGATGGTTTGTGAAACTCTTGTTATTACAGCCCCTTGTGTCTGTGAACCCGCGAATTGTGAATCTAATACAACTCTTACATTTACTGCCAAATCAATTACTTGAGCAGTTTGAACAAATATGTAATCATTAATCATCCTATAATTAGACAGGTAAGTTGCAATATTTGATTTAAGTGTGTTTGACACCACGTTTGAAAGATTTCCGACTGAGTCGTATGATAGGATGTTAATTTTAATCTTATTATCTTCTTCAACAATTGCAACTTTAGCCGGCGCCCCAAAAGAAGCTGGCATTTTTTTGATTATTGTCTCGTAATCATTTATTGTAACCGCTCTGTTTTGTGCAGAAAAGTTATAACCAACTAAATTTCTTATTTCTTCCAATGACATTGCATTTGCCCCACCAATCGCTGCCGTAACATTATTACAAATTAATGACTGTCTGACAATTGAATTTAATGTTTCAGATGGTCCGTTTATTGCAAAATTTATAGTCCCTATTTGATTAATTACATTTACACCTAAATTTGTTTGTAACCCTCCTCCAACTCTATATTGAACAAATAATGTTGTGTTTGGTGTCAAAACTGAACCTAATGAAAAGTTGTTTTGAAATTTTCCTAAATCTAAATTTATTCCGTCTCTTGCATATTCTCTAAGTAATTCATCGCTAGATGTGTTTCCTCCACCAAAAGTTATTTTGAAAAAACCTTCAGGAGTAAACTCGGTAATAAACCTGTTGTTTGTTTGGATATACTTCCCAACTTTAATTCCAGGATTGTCAGATGGTTTAGATGGGTCTTCAACAAATATTCTATCCTCAACTAATGCTTGTACTTCATACCATCTATTGTTCGGTGACAAAAATTCAGTAGATGTTGGTACGTTTGAGTAACTAGTTCCTTCTTTTAAAAGTACACTTGTTACACCTAAAACGTTTTTGTCAGGTAAAAACAATTCGTAAAAAGGTCTAGATTCCAAATTACTTATTGTTTTTTTGTAAACTTTTGTAACTCCGTTAACCACAGGTTCCCTTTTGACAATGGTATAATTAATAAGAATATCGTTAGCGTCAAAATTTGGTATCACAAGTCTGTTTGGGAATCCTTCCGCATCAAAAGGAAATGCAAAATCAACATCATTAACCAATTCAAAAATTTGACCTCCTCCCAAAACTTGACTCCCTCTTGATAATTTACCACAGTAATCTAAATCCTCTTTATCTCCTGAAGCGGGTACTGTTATTGATAAATCAACAACCGCAACTGAAGGTTTTACACCGGGTATTTTTAAACCATATGTTTTTGCAATATTAAAAATTGATGACCTTTGTTGAGCATATTGTAATACAGTTTCCTGTAAACTTCTGTCTATATGAAAATGTAAATTGTCGGTAACCGCCGCATTCATATCCATTAAAACACTAAAGACCGCTGCGTCATTAAAGTTTGATATCAAGTCAGGATAATACTGTTTAACGTAATTGATTAATTCAGTCCTTATACCCTGAAAGTCTCTTGTAGTATATGAAATTTGTTTTGCCATGTTATATATTAATAATTACAAAATCTTTAGAATTAAATACACTGTTTGTTAAAGTATAATCAATTCTGACTTTTGCTGTGTATTCATCTTCAGCTCTACCTGGTAAGTTATATGTCCTTGTTTCAACCCCACCTATATTATTCACAACTAATGTACCTTCTTCGTCAGTAGAAGCATTAATTCTAATGTCATTTATTGTTAAATTTGGTATGTATTTTTCGATTGAGTCTCTAATTTCTCCCTCTATTTCGTTAAATGTCGGTCCGTCAAGTGGTTCAAATATGTATTCATAAAGTCTAGTACCAAAATCAGGTAAAAAATATCTAGCTCCTTTTCTAGTTAACAACAAATGAATTAAATCAGTCCTAATTTCTTCATTAACAGTATCTGATAAATCCAAATATTTTCCATCAAAAGAATCACGGAAGGGAAAATTAATACCATATGTTTTACCATTTGCCATATGATATAAATATAATGTCGTGTTTTTTTCAGTAAACCTATATTAAAATAAAAAAACCCGACTAATCGGGTTTCAATATTATGACGAACATCCAAAACAATCAAATTGACTATTTTCAGGTTTTGGAGGTAAATTCATACTTGAGTAATCTACCTTTGGTGGTTCAGGTGTTGGGTTTGGTTTTTTGATTTTTGAAATGTCAACCGCCAAGTGTTTTGCACCTGTTGAAATAGCCTTTGTTCTAACATAGTAACAAAGTGTTTTTAAACCTTTTTCCCACCCATAAAAGTGTGAGGATGAAATCTTAGATAGAGTTGGGTTACCCATATAAATGTTCATTGATTGTGATTGGTCAATGAATGGTGCTCTGTCAGCCGCCATTTCAATCAAAGATTTTTGTGAAATTTCCCAAATGGTTTTATACTTCTCAATAAGCCTTTCAATTCTTTTAACTTTGAAGTTGTATCTTTTATCTTCAGTATCTAAATAGTTTAGGAAGTTAATTCCTTGAATTGAACCTTCATTCATAATTATTTCATTCTTTAGGTCTTCGCACCAAATTCCAATCTTTTCAAAATCGTTAATCAAATACTTGTTAACAATCATAATTTCACCGCCAACCACACGACGGTTAAAGATTGCCGAATGAGCGGGTTCAGTCATTTCATATGAACCTGTAATCTTGGCTGAAGATGCTACAGGCATTTGTGCCGTAAATAGAGAGTTACAAACACCATATTTACTAACATTCTGTTTCAAAATCCCCCAAGGCCATCTTCCCGACAACTCATCTTCGTTCAATCCCCACATATCAAATTGGAAATTACCTTGTGACATAGGAGAACCTTCAAAGTGTGAGTATGGTTTGTATTCACCATCAATACACAATCTATTACTTTCAGTGATAGCCGCGAAATAGATAGTTTCAAAAATTTCTTTATTTAATTTACGAGCCTCGTCAGATGTGAAGATATAATCCATCAAATAGAATACGTCTGCAAGACCTTGAGTACCAATCGCAATGGCTCTTTGAGCAAGCCCTCCAATTTTACCCTTTTCAGTTGAGTAGTTATTAATGTCAATGACTTTGTTCAAAGCTCTTACAACTTTACGAGTTTCCCCATACAATAATTGGTGATTAAATTCCCCGTCTTTAACAAAGTTCTTCAATACCATAGATGACAATGTGCAGATTGCGGTAGTGTCCTCATCAGTATATTGATAAATCTCATTACAAAGATTTGATTGTTTGATTACACCAATGTTTTGATGGT